GTTCAGCTTGCTTGCCATCATTTATGGCTATATTAAGAGCGCTCTGCAAATCACGAGCCATTCTTATTTGTAATTGTAACATAAAAATTAGCTTGTTATCAATATTTTGATAATAATTTATTTCTTGCGCCGCGAACTCTCTGCAACATCTTTCCAATACTCGCTCGCAATAAGCGTCAACAAAAGGTTTAGCCGCCTTAGCGACTTCACCATCTTCCTTAGCTAATCGCATCAATTCTTCGCGACTTATGTCAGGTAGCATTTGCTTGACCTCCCTGAAGTTGAGTCATAATTCCCATCGTTATCTGCTGTATAACTTCTGGAGCAAGACCAAGATTCGACAGAACATTTGCTATAACATTCGGTAGTTGGTTCTGTTGTTCTATCTCTGTTTCACTTATGCCAATATACTTTTCAGTATTGTTAAAGCCCATTTCTTGAATTACCTGTTTAGCTGTGTTAAAGACACCGACGGGACTTGCAACGCCAAGCTGCATTAACTGTGGCAATATGTTACTTAGCATAATCATAAGATTTTGGATGGTCAGTTGTTTATCTTGCAATCCGATGTTACTGGTAATCATAACGTCGAATTCCCCTTTTATGTCGTCTGGTTTAAAATCGAAAAATTCGTTAGCAACTCGGAATGTGAACTCCCTGTCCAAATGTTTTGTGTTTAGTTCTATTAAGTGTTTGTAGAGCGGTATAAGCCCGTTTTCCGCGCCGTCTCTAATCATTTTTCTCAAGCGCTGTTGTGACGCAGCCATTATTTTTGTTATGCCAGTAGCGGTCTTGTTCAAACTGTCTGAGTCTAAGCCTTGATTATATTTAGTAATCCCTGTTTTCTGTTCACTCCAAGAGTTGACGAATTCAATCAGATTAAAAGTTTCAGAGCTCATCTCGTATTTTGGCATCGCTTGAATAAAATCGTTAATTGTGCGATTTCCCGATAAGTTAAGCCTAATTATTTGCTTGCCATCAATTAAGTCTTGAACCGCCTTACTGTTGCTTTCGTCTACTGCAAATTGCCGCGCATTGTTTTGACTTGTGTTAATGATAATCTGCTTAATGAGTGCGGTTTTCAGATCTTGAATATCTTGCAGGTAATCAGCCACAGCCTCTTTCCATTTTTGATAAGAGTTTGCATAAAAAGATATAGTAAAGATTGGGCTTTCGTCATATTCCCAAATTTCGGCACTTAAAAGCCTGCCATTGCACATTGCAGCGTGAATATACTCAAGCTCTCCGTCGCCGTCTACATCATAAAAGCCATAGCAATCGTGCAGTAGAACAAACTTGCGCGGTTCTTGCCCATCGCGCTCACTTACGTCATAATTTGTATCGTGCTCATTTCTTGCGTAGTTTGACATAGCGTCAGCAATTGAGCGCATTGTGTTACTGTCTTCTGATACCGGGTCGATGAAGGGGAAATCGTCTCCAACGTTTCGGTATTTCTTTGACTTCTCGCCATTCACAAGTTCATCAAATGGGACGTGCCTTCTGTAACACTCGAACATATTACGCCCGCGACTATCTTGCTCCGGAGTGAAGACATATTCGCCCGGCTTAACGTTTCGTAAAACAGGCTGGTTTGAAGTCATTACGCGCTCTTTTATAAGCAAGTCATAAGTTCCGTCTTCATTTGCAATTACCTGTTTTATCGAACTAGCATTGCCTTCGTCCATCGAATAGAATTCGTCGGCAGTTGCGCGATACCAATTGAATTTGGTTTTTTCTGTGCGTTCCCAATTCAATATGACTACACCAAGACCGGCCTCAATAGCATCTCTACACCACTGGTCAATCACAACGTAGCTATTGTTCTGCGTCTGCATCTGAAACTGAATTATTTTTTCGAGAGCCTCTGGGTTGTCTTCCGGACTGCGACCAAAAATTCCAACGACTTTATCTGCACCAAAATAGACTTCTGTAAAAGAAGGCATCATCCATTCAACTATGTCCTTAACATCGCTGCTGGTAAACGTGCTTTTTTCGCTAAGCTTAGGCATAGCTTTTTTGTAGTATTCGTCGTTTGAGTGAAGAAGGTTATATCGCATTATTACAGCCTCGGCAATAGACTCTGAAAAGAATCGCTCGGCTTTCTGTGCGTCGATTATAAGCAAGTCTAACAATTCATCATCGCTAATCTTAATCTTTTTCTTTCGCTCGTGTTCTCTTAAAAACTGCATATACTTGGTCTCCTTCTACATACTGTAAATAGTTGGGATCTTATCATCATCAATCTCGGTATCAGAAAATTTACGATATTTAAGCTCTCTCTCACCTGCATACATTGCCGCATACTGTAACGCGTCGTGAACGTGAGAGTATTGATTTTTGTCGGGATATTCTTTGAAACGCTCATCGCCTACAACCTGCACCCTGACAAACTTGTAACCACCTAAAAAGCCTTTTCTTAGCTGCTTACACTTACGAGATAATTTAAAAAGCGGCACTCCGTCAGAGAGACGAATCAGAAAGCTTGCAACAGTCTCGCGTCTACGCAAAAAAGAGTTACTCGGTGCCGTATCTGCCTTAAAACCAAATGAGTTAATCGCCTCTATGCAAGTGCTTTCTGAATCTGTTTGCGAACGTTGGGCACCTGCCGGGTCGCCGACTACATATATACTGCCATCATCAAAAAAAGGCTTATAGTGTATATTTATGTGCGGCATAACGACATCACGCATAAACTGTTTTATACCCATTTCTTTTGAAACAAGCTCATCTAAAACATTGATTCCACCTCGCGGCGTGAATTGCACAAAAACGCAAGCTGGGGTTAAACCGAAGTCAAAACCTATCACAATCGGCAAATTCTGCAATAGATATACATCTTCGACAGAGTGCAAATCGTCGTTATACTCTGGATATACAACCTTGCCCTCTAATACAGATCCGTATTTTCCCTCAACATAAACTTTTATCCACTCGCGATTTTTGCCGGCTATCATATCTAAGTAGTAATCATAGCCCTTACTAAGATTTTTTATGTTTTCTGCTTTTGGATTGCCGCGATATCCGTTTTGTGTCTGAATCAATGCAGGCGGCTGTCTGAAAAATTCCCAATTTACCGGCGTTTCCTCTTCTGCCACTCGATAATAACAATGATCTTCATCCATTGGGTTCGTGTCCATAATTACACCGCTCCAACTAGCACCACCATCGTTTATATCGGGGTATCGACCTACTCGCGATGTCAGACCGTCTAATACTGCCTTCGGCACTTCTCTACACTCGTTAATCCAACCACCTGTTAACTCTAATGATAGCAGCTTTTTCACTTGGTCCGGGCGGTCTAGTGCAATAAAAAGAATCTCTAGCTGCATTGTTGTTCCGTCTTCGAGCTTTTGAGACATAGCGCCGCGAATTGGGCTATCATATACAATCGGGCAAACTGAATCATCTACCCACGCTTGCCAAGTCTTTATTGTTGTAGTCTTGAGTTCGCCGTACGTGTTTCTGACTACTGCCCATCGGCTTTTTCTGATACCTGACGGATTCGGTCTCTGTCTGATTGCGCGTGATAGAATCTCCATACAGCAAGCAACAGACTTGCCGCTGCCTACTGGACCCATTAGACCTCTAACGAAGGCATCGGACGCGTGGAATAGCGCCGGGGTTCTCTCAGCGTTATATACTCTTGCTTTTCTGTTCATACTGCCTTCCTCGCTTTACTCACGATCACACTTACATACCCTTGCCACTATGCTGCCTTTGTTACTTTGCCGCTTTTGTTGCTATGCCGCTTTTGCTGCTCTCACTCTGATTTTACACTAATATTTCCACTTTTGCACAGGCTTTTTTTTCGGCAGACTTGCGGTAACTTCGGCGCGATATTCAGAGAATCCCGGCAGAATCTCCGTCAGACTTCGGCAAACTTCGCGGCATATTTCCCGGCAGACTTCGCGGCAGACTTCGGAGACTTCGCGGCATATTTCCCGGCAGACTTCCCGGCGAATATCGGCAGAATCTCGGCAGAATCTCAGAGAATTTCTGAAACTCATCTTTGAAACTCTGACAGACCTCGGAGACCTCGGAGACCTCGGAGACCTCGGCAGAATCTTCGGAGACTTCGGCAGAATCTTCGGCAGATATTCAGCTAATCTCTGAAACTCTCCGGCAGAAACTTCGGCAGAAACTCAAAATCTCTGACAGAAACTCTCTGACAGAAACTACGGCAGAAACTCCGAGAATTTCTGACAGATCCGATTTTACTTCTGATAACCTGCAACATTTCGCCGGGTATATTATTCGCGCTTTTTTATACTGGAAGACTTCAGACATTCTTTTTATTATCAGAATCAGCAGCAGAATTAGCAGCAGAATCAGAATCAGAATCAATCGAGACTTTATCAACTTCAACTTCAACGCATTCAGAATCTTTGTGCTTATCAGCAGCCGGAGCGTTCATATTGAGAATTAAACCGAGTCCACAGCCTTCCACTTCAACGCGATCAGTGAAAATATTGAGATAACGTCCAAGCAATTCAAGCGCTTTTACTTTATCGTGCAATTTCACAGTTAACCCGCTTTGTGTTTGTGAAACGCTCGCGATGACTTTTCTTGCGTCTTCTGATAATTTCCTCGAAGACTTAATTTTTGCTTTTGAGTTGTTAAAACTGATTACTTGAGTAATGTCAGAAAATGCAATCTTTTTAAGCTCGTCGATTACGTCAGATACTTTTAGCTTACTACTTTCAGCAATTTCTAATCTTTTTTCGTCCAAAGCTTTTCTTACATTATCATTTATTAGCAATCGCGCTGCTTGTATAGCGGCAGAATTTGCGCTGTAACCCGCTCTAATTGCTGCTTGCGTTCCGTTAAAATCAATACAATACTCATCAACAAAACGTTGTCTTTTTGCAGATAATTTGTTGTATTCAGTTTTCTTTGTAATTGTGCTCATACTCTTATGTTATCAGATATTTGATAATCACACAATAGTTTTGCTTTCTCGCGTAAAATGCTGGTAAAAATTGCGTATTTTGCAACAAAAAATTTGCACAAAAAAAGACCCGGTTTCCCGGGATCTCAAAAATGGAATGAAAAAAGGAAAGGAGAACATAAAAATATTATCATACTTAAAAAAACAAAGCAAGCATTAATCTTTTTGCGATATCGCTTGAGAGCTTTTCTCGTTTTTCTGATTTACTCAAATTCGCTGCTTAAGCGGTTTTCAAGTGTTATAAATAATAATATTAAAATAACAAAAAAACATTGACAAGTGTGTATCAAAATGATATACTTAAGATGTGAGCGAGGGAAATAAAAAACTCAAAACTCATACCGGGTCACCGGGTTTATAAGGTGATGGAGTCTTTAGGCTCTGTATCGAGTACAGGGGGAACAGTCATAGGACTGGGGAAATGGGCGAGTGCGTCAGGGATACCGAAAAGCGTCTACTTGGAGGTCAAATCCGACGCAATGTAACGGCTGCAATGCCGACACAGTCTAAGACTGTGCTAATCACGCGCTGCGTGGCGCGTCTGATGAGCCCAAAAGGGCGAAATTAGCAATAAAAATTAAAGGGAGAACAAAAATTATGAAAAGTTTTAGAGAGATAAAAAAAGAATTGAAAACAAAGGGAATTGAAGTGCGCAAGCTCCGCGCGACGCTAAACGGCGCGCAGGCTTACCGGGTTATCGGATCCGAACACAATCCCGCGGCGCTTTGGACACGGGCAGACATCCGGGAAACATATCAACGCGGCGAATTCGCTTGATAATCTCACGATGTGGGCAAATCGTTAAATTGCCCACATAAACAATCAGGAGAGCAAAAAAATGTATTACGAAAGTCTAACTAATCACGAGCTAATTAAAAAACTCAAAGAGGCCGAAAACTTTGACTCAACATTGGTCCTCTGTGCTTTAATTTGCGAGCGCGCCGGGTTAGCAGAGAGGTGGGCGCGCGCTGCCGGATTCGCTGTTGGAGCGCCGTCTATTGATTTTGACAGCATTTTATGTCTTGCTATCGAGAGACTGATCGGCGCTTAAACATTTCGCTATTTGGGCATATCGTTAAACTGCTCAATAATAAATTAAGGAGATTTAAAGATGAAAACATTACCCGACATAATTTTTAAAGGAACATTCCTTGAGTTGAGAAACGCAGCCCGACAGCTCGGAGGCTGCAAAAACTGGCAGAAAAGACAAGTAATAGCTGCTTTTGGTCTGGAGATAGCCGAGATGGCTATGACTCTGAAAGAAAGTGAATTAGAAGCGGTTAAGAAAGTTTTATCCGCGTATTTCGAGTCTCGTTTTACTGCCGAAGATAAAGCAATGGAGGTAGCTTTAAAGAAGGCTGCCGACCGTACTTATTCCGATGCACCGTATGAGGACGAAGACGACATCTAGCATTCATATCCGGGCAAGTCTTTAAGACTTGCCTAACAACAATTAAATTAAAGGGATTAAAATGAAAAAATTCCGATCCGATAGACTAGGAATTGAAGTAGAAATCAACACCGGCGAGCCCAATCTTTTTGAAATTAACAATCTTTTTGAAATTAAAGAAACAAAAACCTGCATAAAAATCTCTTGCGAGGGCAAAAAGGTTGCCACCGTACTTCCTGATTCAAAAATTGAGATCGGGGGTCTCGTTCATATAACGTGCTACAAGGGGCGCGTTGTTGTGTTCGGAGATGCATACATAGAGGCGGGAGGGATGTCGAAAATATTCGCCAAAGATAAAGCGCAAGTAGTCGCGTATCAGGGCGCAGAGGTCCGGGCCGGTGGTCGGACTAAGGTCCGAGCTCTCGACAATTCAAGAGTTGTCGCAGGTGGCCGGGCCGAAGTCTTCTTAGAGGGCAAGTCCATCGGCTACAAATGGCCGCGAAGCCGGGCGAAAATGATGGTATTCGACAATCGGGCTGCGGTGTTTGATCTGAATTAAGCATCTTGCGATCTGGGCAGCGTCAAGCTGTCCATACATAAAATTAAGGGGGAAGTTATGAGAAGGTTTGATCGCCGGGTGAGAACTGGCACAAGGGTTTTAATCGACGTATTCGGCTGGTGTGTGGTGGAGTCAGTCCATCCGACGCGAAAATGGGTAAAGCTGGAGGGTTTTGCGGGAAGTTTTCAACGCAGACATATACTAAAGTTCACCAATAAATAAATTTGGCTCATTCTGGCCCAAAGCTGGCCAAACAATAAATCGAGGGAAAAAATGAAAATGAAAAAGAAAGACATAATAGCAAAATTAGAAAAAGCCATTAAGAGATATAAAAAAGTTCAATTCGATCTGGCCGGGTCTGATATTCCCGATGCGATAGAGATACGGAAGCGCGCCGAAGTAAAGCAAGAAACATTTGAATCTGTCTTACACGCGATGCGCGGCAATGGCGTTTATTTAAATATCGAAACAGGAGAATAAAAAATTATGAAAAAATTCAGAGATTGCACAACTACCGAGCTTTTAGCTATAGACGCAGGTCTTGACTATTACGACCTCGATTTAGTCGCTGAAATATGCGACAGAGCAGGTTTATCGGAAGTTTACGCGGCTGCCGACGGCGACAGTTCGGCAGACGGCGGCGAAACTTTCGAGAGCGTATATTACCGCGCCCTTGAGATACTCGAAGACAAAGAAGGGCTATAATTCTTGCGATTCGGGCAAATCGTTAAATTGCCTACACATAAACAAACAAAAAATCAGGTCCGGAGTTGGCCGGATAATAAAAAGGAGAACAAATATTATGGCAACACTCGTTAATCTTACCCCCCATACTCTTAATCTTATCGCTGCCGATGGCAGCACTGTTGATGTTCCCCCCTCTGGAAAAATAGCAAGAGTTTCTTCAACATCGGCTATTGTCGCCACAGTAAACGGTATCAATATAAGCCGTCAGACATTCGGCAAGATTATGGACTTACCTGATGCCCAAGATGGAATTATTTACGTTGTTAGCAGAATGGTCAAGGACAGAGTCCCTGACCGCGACGACGTTGTGGTTCCGGGCGTTCCGTTCAGGGACACCGATGGCAAGGTCATTGGTGCTTGGGGATTGTCACTGTAATTTTTCGCGATTCGGGCAGCGTCAAGCTGCCCACACAAAATTAAGGAAAAAAAGATGAAAGCGATTAAGCTAATTGAAAGGGCCAAAAATGCGGCCGGAATCCGATATGGTCTTGGAAAGGACGAAAAAG